TTTCATGATTAGAATATACACTCACATTTTGTGACGTAAGTTTCCATTGCGCCAGTAAGTTTGTTTTCTTGTCTTTTGAAATCTTGAACCATGGTGAACTGACCGTTGCGTTCTTCCCATCGTGAGCCGTCATCCCAACCACCACCTGAGCAGATACTGCAACTGTTTTTGGTTGCAACAACACTTTTGTTGTGGATTTTTCTGATCACGTCCTTGACTCTGGCAAGGCTTGGGAAAGATGGATCGTTTTCTATCTTGAGCAGAACTTCTTTCATGTCTGACTCCAATGCCTGGACAAGTAAAAACTCGTCTCGAATCCAAGCATTCTTAACCGTGTTCCTAGCAATGTTTGTGCTTGGAAACAGACCGCATAAACGGTCAACTAAAACTTCTATATGCGCCGGGATCATATCTACCTCGTTTGTTTTGGGTCTACAACTCTACACCTTGTTGCAGGTGTATTTGCAACCTGTCAATTATTGCATTCTTTTCTTTGATTACTTCTAATGCTTCGGACAAAGCAAGCGTGGTTTGTGCATGATCATTTCTTGATTGGTTGCGTTCTTCGCGCACTATATCCAATTTCATTTGCAAATCCATGTTTGCTTGGGTTAAGTATGCCAGTTCGTCGCTCATGTGTTTTTCCTGTCTTCTATTTCCTTTCTAAATACAGCCACAATGTAAACTAGACGGTCCGCATCCGCGTTGCCTGTGTACACCTTCTCTAAAAAGCGTATCGCATCGGTTAATACAGCTGTTGTTATCACGACATCGGCCACCTTCTAAGTCCAAGCATGGCTAACCTTTCTGTAGATGTTTTGCCTCCCCAAATACCATATGGCAAACGGTTTTCCTGAGCATACTTAAGACATTGGAAGGACACAATGCATGTCCGGCATATCTCTTTTGCCTCTTTGATCTTTTCCTGGTTGTAGCCCCTATGCGAGAAAAACATGTCGGTCTTGCCCAGACAGGCGGCATCTGTTTTCCACTCTATTGTTTTGTTTACCAAGCTCCAGTTACTTAAAAGCTCTGCTCCCACAGCTTCTCTCCTTTGTTTTTCGGTTTGCGGCTTCTTCTCTATTCCCCCCATGGGCTAAATGTTTCCCCAGCTGCCTCGTAGACCGCTAGTGCGGCAACAAGATTTACTGCGGGGTTCAACAGATCTTGGCAAGTCTTTAAGACTTTTTGAGTTTGCAAATATCCTCTTGCAGAGAATCTGGATGGCAAACACCAAGTTTTGTTGTTGATTTGCAGCAAGCCGTAGTCCCATGAGCCATCTCGGTTGAGAGTGGTGTTGAGTGCTTGTGGCCGGCAACGGGACTCTCGGTGCATTAGCCGATCTAGCGTAGGTATGTGGCGCGCTTTCCACCCAACACTTAATGCAAGATCTTTCCACTGCGGACACAATTCTTTGTTCTTTGCAGCGTGAGCATTCCCCGACGGTATGACGGAAACTAGAACTGCTGTTATCAATGCTAATAGTTTCATTTGATTCCTCCCAGTTTATCAAACTAGACCAGCTTTTTCGAGCAATTTTATCAACGTATCTAACGTGATAACTACGTATTGAGAGCCGGCATTGCCGTGACCGCGACGCTTAGCCACGACAATACCGAACTCTGCTTTTGCATTTTGTCTTTCAATCTCTGCTTCGTTTAACCAGCCAGAGAAATTTAATGTTTTGTGGTCTTTGCATTCCCAAACAATTTTGTTGTTTGTTCCTGCTATGTCGCCTTTGTCTTGAACACCGCTAAGCGTACGACGCTCAACATTAGGATAAGTGTTGCGCAAATAATTAACAACCAGCGTTTCAAATGCTGTTCCTTTTGCTTTACTTTTGCTCATACAATCTTAACGCGTGAACGCATGGATCGCCGCCTTGATCCCATTCTTCGTTTTCAAGGTCAGACATTGGAAGTCCGTCGTGTGTTGAACATACTGCTGGAGAACAATAGCCTCGTTTCTCCCCATATTCAATCCACTCGAAGATGTCCATTAGAACGATGGTTCTGGAATTACTGCAATGCTTTTCAACGCTGTGATTACATTGCTTGCTTCGCCCATCATGATCTCAGACAAAGAAGAGATCTCTCTGCCGACGACAGTGCCGACATACTCTACGCCTTCTGACTCGGTCATCTCTTTGCCTCTGATCAAAGAACGAATCAGACCAAGCTGTTTGTCGGATGCTGTTGCACCAGGGTTTTTGATTGTTGGTGCAGGTTTGTCGACTTCCTTGGCGTTAAAAGCCTGTTTAACCTTTTGGTAGTTCTGACTTGGGGCAGATGGTGTTGGGTAGCTGTCAGCTCGTTGCACCTTTTCCATTTCCTCACGGCTAGGTCGCGAACCTTTTGTTGCGTAGCCACAGTTGGCCAGTCCGCGTCCGATTGCACTGGTTTCTGCGTTTTCCGCATGGCTGGTCTTGTTGACCGGTGATGCACCACGAACTTCTTCTGCGTAACCAGTTGCTACTGGACGGTCATCTTCACGGTTGAAGTAGATCTCTGCCTTGACCAAGATCCGGTTGTCATCGTAGTAATGAATGGACGTGAGAACTCGACCCTCTTTATGATCGTCCCAAAACTTAACAAGACGGTCTTCTACGGTTTCGTAGTCTGCCAAATTGAAATGTGCCATTACTTGCTCCTTTTTGTTGTTCTGATTGTTCGGTATTCTGTTTGTTTCATAAATTTCTCTGCTAGTGCTGGGTGCTCTGCTTGGAATCTTGTTGAATCGAAGGATGATTTCTTGGATGTTTTCCATGTGACCACCTTTTCTCCGTTGATTGATCCTGTTTCGCACCCACCCAGAGCCATTGCTATTGCGGTTTTTGCCTGCTCCTCCAATGCAGCCGCTTCTGATTTCATCTTACGCGCAGACTCCAACATTTCCAATGTCTCCGAAAAACTTTCTGGAAGTTCTTTGATGTCCTCACGACTTGGGTTTAGATCGCTTGCGTTCTCGTAGTTCATCTGAGCGCCGTACGGAACCAGACCGTTGTCGATGTAACTCAAAAACGTTGAACACGCATCGATATGGAATTGTTTTTCGTCTGAAGTGACAATTTGTGTGTGTCGGTGGAACTCTAAGGTGCTGTCCAGGATGCCCCATTCAACCCGATCTGAGTTGACGCAGATTGCTTGGTGGACACCTTGCCAGTACCACATGTCTGGAAGTTTTCCAGTCCACATTTTGTTTGATGTTTTTATTTCAACCGGAATTCCGTCCGGTGTTATCCCGTCAAGGGTGGCCAGAAGTCTGACCAGATTGTCTTCGGTATTAAACGCATATAAGAGGTCTGGGGTTGACACGTCGATTTTTTCGAGATCGGCGAACCATTTAATAAGCATCGGCTCGAATCGGTTTCCGCGCTCCATCGCCGCCGTCGCCGTTTTCGGTGTTGGCGGGGTTTCGGCGAGCAATTCAATCGCGAGATCCGCTGTCGTCATATACGGGTTTTTCCCGTGAACTGCCGAGGCGACCGACGCGGTTATTCTTGCGAGACCCTCTTCATCTTTCCATCTGGCGTTAAGCCATTCTTGGCTTCCGTGATCTGGCTTTTGGATTGTGTACCTGAATCCGTTCACTGTTATTGCTCCTTTGTTTTTCGATTAACCATATTGATTGAATCATTGAGGTCGGGACGTGAGTTACGTTTCCTACAGTATGCACCTTTGGAAGTTCGGAATCAAACATTGTTGCGCACAAAGTTACATAATTTTTCTGGCAGTCTTTCCAGAAGTAACCCACCGTGGAAGCTATCTGATCTTCGGGTTTGTACGAATCTGTTTCTGTCCACCCGTTAGGGGCATCGTAAGCGTCACGCCATGTGATCTGTACCAAACACCATGGATCAAGTTTTTCTACTTGATCCTCAAACACTCTGGACACTGCGAAAAGGCCATTGCTTTTGTTTTTCATTAGTCTAACCAACACGTGTACTCTGCAGTAACGCGTCCTTTCTTTGGATCAACAAAGTGAAGTCTCTGCGATGGTTTGCCCACTGCAGCTATAAACGCACGAGCGTACTCAGAATGTGACTCTGTGCTGCCAGTAACAAAAATTCTGCCGGCGTTAGCCATTGTCAGTGTCATCGGGGTGTGCCAGTGACCCATATATACGTCCTGAAACGGATCAACCACTCCGGTCGACCAAGCGTTGCATTTGCGCAAGATACCAAATGCGGGTGTGCTTCCACCAAACGAATTGATTTCGTCTCCATGAACCAGCAACGCACGATACTCACCGATGGTTACAATTTGATGCCAGTCGTCCGACATTTGCCAAGTAACGTTTTTCAATCTTTCTGTTCGCTCAGCAGCAATCTTGTAAGACACTCGATCAATGTTGTCCCCTGATGGCATGTCGCCCTTACGTCCAAGTCGTCCGTGGTTTCCAAACTCACAAACAACATGAACCTTAGAGAAATTGGCCGACAATGTCGTGACCATCCACTCCATGATTGAAGCCGCCTCGAACAACTGCATATAAAGGTGTGCTTCGATTTCGTAGGCTTGGCCAGGAAAAATTCCGACACCTTCAACCATGTCCCCACCGAACATGACCACACACTCATTTACTGCGTGATGTGTTCTTTGGATGTTGGTCAGGTCAATAACTTTTTGGGTTAGTTGTTCAATTCTTTTCCGGCATGTGGTTAGGCCGTAGCTTGCTGTTTTCTTACCAAGCTGCCAGTCTGTTGCGTGAACCAAAGCAACTTCTTGTCCAACATTTTTTGTTGGTTTGAACACTGGAACTTTTGGAATTGGTCCAACTGTAAGACTTGCTTCTTTAGCAGCTTTGAAAATTGCTTCAA